GCACGGCCGCGATGCAAAGCAGAGCAACCAGAACGACGAGGATTGAAATTAGCTTTTTCATCAGAAATCGAGGTCAGCCATCAGCGCGGCAAAGCGGATGTTTTTGGCCGCAGCCTCCAGCGTTTGAATTCCAATCATTGGGCCTACTGCGTTGTTTGCAGCTGGGACCGTGGCCGTCAGCGCAACCGGAGTTGCTCCGTCAAGCGACGCATACCAGCGGCTTGAACATCGGAAGCGTTGCCGGTGATCCAAGCGGAGCGATTGCGGCGGACGTGTGGTATAACACGACCTCGACAAAGTTCCGCGCTCGCATCGGAAGCCAGAACGTGGACGTTGCCAACGGCTACCAGTATGACTTTGCGACTCCGACCACCATCACCAGCGCATCAAGCATCGCGGTAGATTTGTCGGCGGCTCAATACCAGACCTGCACGCTCGCGACCGATACCACGTTGACCACGGCCAATAGGCCATCGACTGGAGGCCGTTCGGTAACAGTGTTCTTTACCGCATCCGGCGGGGCTCGATTGATCACGCTTTCCGGCTCCTGGAAAAACTATTCGTCTGCGTCATCGTTCACAATTCAGTCTGGAAAAGAGGCATTCGTGACGTTCCTTTGCCTTGGTCCGAATGAAACCGATGTGCGTATCGTTTACGGCTCCGCGCTATGAACACGACGCTTGGATCTTCAGCACTCGGAAGCGGTGCAGTTGACCGCATTGTCAAGCCGCGCACGCTCGCGCAGCAGATGGAGCAGGACTTGGAGAAAGCCTTCATGGACACGGTCACAGGGCACGCGGTGACGGCGTCTTTCCAGCCTTCCGGACAGATCGCCTATTACGTCGATGGGATCCTGAATTCCACGCCGAACGACGTGCAAGCCATGGCCGATTTCGCGGTTGCTCCGTGGACGTTCACTTGCAGGCAATCAACGGTCAAGGTGGCTCGCAAAGGCGATACGATCGTAGTGAACGAAACCCAATACATCATCACCGGAGTTGACCACGACGGGACCGGGATGACGACGCTTGCGCTTTCCTTAGATTCCCATGGCTGATTCCGTCCACAAAAGGCTAGTCGCGAAAGTTTTCGAGATCCTTAGCGGTATCACGAAGGCCAACGGATTCCGCACGGATATCGGGATCAAGGGCTTCAACTGGAAGGCGACCAACTGGGACGAAAACGACGTGCCTGGGTTCGATCTTAGAGACCCTTCGACGACCTACGAGGACCAGCTTAGTGGACGACGTGACCACACCGTAACGCTCGAAATCACCTGCGCTCTCAATAGTGGATCCACTTCGGCGAGCATGATGCATGACGTGAGGGATGACGTTATCTCTGCACTCTACACGCAAAGCCAATTCACACAGGCGGAATTCCCTGGGTTCACAGCTCTCGTTCTGAAGGAAGAGAGCAAAGCCATCATGCAGGAAGACCGCGTTGTGTGTGGTGTCAAGCTCCGTTACGAAATGCGATTCCGCACGACTATCAACAACCCAACAGCTCAACGATGAAAACATTGAAATACGTCGGCGGACTCCAAAGCGGATACGTCGAGCACATTACCACAGGCCGCGCATTTCCTTTCGTTAAGGACGAGCCGATTGAACTGCCGGAAGAACTGGCCAACGACCTCCTTGAAAATCAGCCCGAAGATTGGGTTGAAGTGACTGAATAACCACCAACACCACCAAGAAAAATTATGTCTGTTGCATTCGGAAACAAAGCGTTCCTCGGTTTTGCTGAGGAGTCCACTTACGGCACATATGTTGCCGCGACGAAGTTCCTGGAGATCATGGAGGAAAGTTTCATTGGAGACCGTCCGTTCCTCTCCAAGCCTTCACTGCGTAACGTGTCGCACATGCAAAAGGTTTACGGGAAGGTGAGCGTCAAAGGCGGATTCAAGGCTCAGCTTGGGTTCGCAGGTTTCGAGCGGATCTTCAAGCACGCTCTCGGATCCAGTGGCACAACCGGAGCCGGGCCTTACACGCACACCGCGACGCTCGCGAATGATCTTCCCACCGGATTGAGCTTCATTATTGACCGTGACTCGACCGGAAACGGCGGCGACGCAACGCGATACTTTGGATGCCAAATCGACAAGCTGACCATTCGCCAGGCTATCGAGGAGATGGCGGAAATTGAGGTTTCAGTTTTTGGACAGAACTGGACAACTAGAGCAACTCCAGAGACCCCAACTTTCCCGACGCTCGATCAGGCCGATTGGTATAACTTCACATCCATTTCTTTCGACGGGGAGACGATCCCGTGCAAGGAGGTCGAATTCACCCTGGAGAACGACCTTGCCACCGACCGCTACCGGCTCGGGGCTTTCAACATTGCCGGATTAGGTCGCAAAGGACCTCGTAAGCTCAGCGGAAAATTCAGCTTTGAGCGCGACGATACAATGGCAACCGCTCTGATTGACGGCTACGTCGCGCAGAATACGCCGTTCACGATCACTCACACCTGGAGCAATCAGCTTTCGGGTGCGGCACTGCGCTCGATCACAGTGAACGCTAAGGGCCTCATGACGAAGGTTGAAGAGAACGCCAAGGACGCCGGTCCAATCATGCTCAACGTGGAATGGGACGGCTACGCAACCACCAGCAACAACGAGCTGACCATCGTCACTATCAACGGCTCCAGCACGATCTAAGGCGCATGAATCCGACAAGTAAACTGGTCACGTTGCCAGACGGAACGAAGTGCAAGGTGAGGCGCATCAACGCGTCTGACATGCTCGCATGTGGGACGATTCCGGATGTGTTCGCTGATGGTAAACCCGCGAGTAACGCGGACCCGAAAGCGAAGGAATTCGGGATCAACATGACCAGGGCCATCATCGCTAATTGCGTCGGGGCTCTGGTTCAGGCCGATGGAAAACGGATCAAGATCGTGGACAAGCCATTTGACTCCACAACCGAAAGCGAGATCAGCGTTGACGAATTCATGAGCACGGACGAAGCGAATATCCTCGTTGCTGAGGTGATGGCTTTGAGCGGATTCGGTCAAGCCGCGCAAGACGCGGCACGCCCCTTTCCTGCGGAACAAAAAAGCGAAGATAGCAGTTCACAGACTGGCGAGGCTCTACCGGTGCCTGCCGTCTGATCTGCTCAAGCTAAGCTTGCAGGACTGGTCTATAAATTGGCACGTCGCTGAAGCGGGGTGCGCGGAAGACAAAAAAGAAGCCGAAAGGCAAATGAGAGAAGCACGGAGAAAATGATTATGAAGGGCTCTTGGAAAACTACTACGGCAGGCATTGCGACCATCATCGCTTCGGCGGCAACCGCGTTGTCTGCAATGCTCGATAACGACCCGGCGACAATCCCCAACTGGACCGCTGTCATCGCGACAGCAACCACCGGCTTTGGCCTCCTGTTCGCACGGGATAACAAGGTCACTTCCGAACAAGTCGGGGCTAAGTGACACTCGCGATCCTGGGCCTCTTAAGCGCCGTCATCCCATTTGGGATCTGGTGGATAAAGAGGCGAATCGAGCGCAATGAATCACCCGAAGAAAAGAATCGACGAGCCTATGCTGAAATTGATTCCGACATCGCCAAGGGTGATTCAAGGGTTGCCTCTTCTCATGCTACTGACGCTCTCGATGAGCTGGACCGGCTGCAAAGGTCCGCGAGTCATAGCGGCGGATCAGATGGAAACACGCGTTGAAGCTGGCAAGTCATTCACTCCACCGGCTGACGGTTGGTTTCTGAATGACGCACGCTATCAGCGATACCGCCGCGCAGTAGCGGACCGCATTCAGGAAATTCAGAAGGACACCAAGTAACCATGGCAAATGCTGTCGAGATCGTAATCAAGGCACTGGACTCCACAAAGGGTGGAATTCAGTCGGCGGTCAAGAATCTTGACGGCTTGGCGTCCGCTTCAAAGGCGGCTGTCGGTGCGGCTGCGGCGCTCACCACGGCTTGGGGTCTTGCGGCGGCTGCTCTGATTAATAAGTCCATCGAAGCTGCTGCTGAGATGGAGCACTTGAGCAAGAGCACAGGTGTTACAGTCGAGGACTTCTCGCGCATCGCATCCATTGCGAAACGCGCAGACGTTGACCTGACAACGCTCTCGACCACGTTTAAGTTTCTGCACAAGTCGATTTCAGAGGCATCTCAGAATTCCAGCGGCGACATCGCGAAGATGTTCAACGTCCTGGGTGTGAGCGTTACGGATGCCGGCGGTTCAGCTCGTGGGGCGGCTCAGGTTTTCGCTGACCTTTCCCTGAAGTTCAACCAGTTCAAAGACGGGCCTGAGAAGATCGCTGCTTCGCTCGCGCTGATGGGTAAGGCTGGAAATGACATCTTGCCAGTGTTCGAAGAGGCCGGTGACAAGCTCAAGAATTTAGCAAGCCTCCCGGCTGCATTCACGACTGAGCAAGCCGACGCTGCGGACCGATTCCAAAAGAACATGATGGCGATGAACGAGGCCATCGGGAATTTTTCAAACGCGCTCGCAGCGCAACTCCTCCCGTATTTGGAGCAGGCATCCGTAGCATTCGAGAAGTTCTTCAGCAACCAAGCAGCCAATCAGGACATTGTAGACGCGGCGGTCACGTCGTTCAAGTTTATGGCTTCTGGGTTGCTCCTGATTTACTCAGGAGCGAAGGCGGTTGCGACGGTTTTTGCGACATCGCTCTACGCTAATCTGATCAATGTAAAAACCGCGTTCACGGCGGTCTGGGATACTTTGGCGGCCACATCAAAAGGACTGCTAGCTTCGGCAAAGGCTGTCTATAATCTTGCTAACGCATACGGTGGCCTTGCTCGCGTTGCGATGCTGCTTGCGAAGGGTGAATTTTCAAACGCGTTCGAGGCTTACAAGCAGACCGCCGATGAGGTGTCCGACCAGATCTTGCAGGTTGCCGATACCGTTGCTGCGGCTTTCTCGGATACGTGGAAAGCTGGCTCCGGAGCTGTGAAAGATGGATGGGACCAGACCGAGGCTGTTTTAAGCGGTGGTATGCAGGACATCGTCAATGATGCTAACGCAGCCCGTGAAAAATGGGACGCGATCTGGTCCGTGAATGGTAAGACCACGCTGAACATTGAGCGAAAGTCTTCCAGCAAAGAACCGACCGCAACTTTCCCGAGAATCAACAAGTCCGGAGCCATTACGGATGAATACGACCAGAAGCACGCGCAGTCTCTGATCAAGGCGATGGAGCTTGAGAGGCAAATGCAGGAATCTCAGTTGAAAGGCGCTGCTTCAATCTCCGCGAAATACGATGAGACTTACCGAAACCGAGTCGATCAAATCGCGCAGTTGACGCTTACCGAAGAGGAGCAATGGTCACTGATCGAGGCGGCACAGCAGGAGCACGAGGCGAAGCTTACCGAAGCGCACAAACAAGGTGAGTTCATCCGCGCTGAAATTGATAGGGCTTACCAAGAAGGAAACATTGCGGCGAGTATCAACCTTCTGAACACGGAGGCCGCAACGAACGAGGCTAGGAAAGCCAACAATCAAGCCTTCATCGACGTTTACACCCAGCAATGGCAAATCGCATCCCAGAACATCACGGGATTCATGGCGTCAATGTTCGGAGCGTTCAGCCAGAATTTCGGGAACGCTTTGGGTGAGGTGTTCAGGGACATCAACAGCGCCGGAGAGGCTGCAAAGAAGTTTGGTCAGGCCATGATCAACAGCGTGACTAATTTCATTGGGCAATGGATTGCGGCAAAAGTCACGATGATGGCGATGGAGTTGGTCTTTGGTCGAACCGTAGCGGCGGCCACAATCGGGACCGCTCTTGCGGTTGGCGCTGCATGGGCTCCGGCTGCCGCACTCGCATCACTCGCAACACTCGGAAGCAACTCGGCTGCAGCTAACGCTGCGCTTGCTTCTACGGTGGCATTTTCAAAGGGGCTCGCGGTCGTTGGTGGCGTGGCTCATGGCGGCCTCGACTACGTCCCGCAGGAGTCAACCTACCTACTCGACAAGGGCGAGCGTGTTCTCTCTCCGAACCAAAACGCGCAACTCATGGAATTTCTGAATGGTCAGGGTGGCGGCGCAAGCGTCGTTGAAGTCCACCTTGACGGTGAAGTCCTAGGCCGAGGCATTGGACGCCTAAGCCGTGACGGTAGAATGGTTTTGAGTGCATCAGCAATCGCTTAATCTATGGCCGAGAAAATGACGAAATGGATTGATCTGATTTACAAAATCTCCGTGATTGTTGGTGGGATTTTGATCGTGTGGCTCAATGCGACATTCGCGACTAAGGCCGACGTTAAGAACCTGGAGATGAAGATCGACGAGCTTAGCCAATCCATTGCCATCACGAACAACAACGCGGACCACTTCAAGCGTGAGCTTGGGTCAATGCACGACGTAGACAGGGACATTGAAACTAGGGTGCGCGCATTGGAGGGAAAGCGGTGAGAATTTTCTACGGCAACAATGCCACGGCAGGCCGAGTTTCAACGCTTCTATCAAGCGGCTCAAGCTCTGGTAATCCGGCGTCGAATGTCCTGCATCCATTTCGAAAGCTTCTCTGGACAACGGGAACCAGCACGGCCAACGAGTATCTTGAGTTTCAATTTGCGGCACCAGTCTCTTGCCCTGGAGTTGTGATTTGGAATCACGATTTCACGACTGACACGCTGACGCTGAAGGCTAACTCGTCATCATCCTGGGGTTCGCCTCCGCTGTCTGGGACGCTAACTGTCGATACCGTCATCAAAGGCACGTTTACTTCCAGCCCATACCAGTATTGGCGGTTGGAAATCACTAAGCCGACAGCAGGAACGATCCGCAACATCGGGGCTTTGATGCTTGGGAATTACTACGACACGTTGCAGGAGCCGGACTACGACGGATACCACGAAGAGAGCATCGACCCGAGTAAGGTCACGAAGGGGCTCGGCGGCCAAACCTACATTGAGACTCTAGACAAGTATCGAGTCGTAAAGACCGACTTTTCTGGCATTAGTGCCACGATGAAAAACGACCTGACGACGCTCTGCAATACCGCTGGAGTCGGCGGTCAAGTCGGCGTCCAGGTGCAGTTGCTCACCGAGTTGACTGAGGTGATCTATGCGCGCCTGAGAGCGATGCCGAAGTTTTCTGTGAGCGGGTTTGACTCGTCTTTGAGATACGACACCAGCCTTGAATTTGAGGAGCAAGTTTGACGTTCAACACGGCAGTCGCGGAGCGAAGCGGAAACATGGTTGTGTGTATCACAGCCAATCCAGGCGTGTGGCTGCGTGCATGGGTCGCAGACCTCGCCAATTCGTTCAAGACGCCTTTCAAGTTCACGCCGTCCATCGTGCTTTGGAATGCGACAACCGCGCTCACGCTTCAATCTAGCGCGGCAACCGTCAATTCTAACGCGGGTTCATACTGGACCGATGGCACTTACATTTACGTGAGGCCTCCGAGCGGGCAGAGCATTTACAGCGGAACCATTCAAGCCATCGTCCCGCAGTATTTCAGCAACTACCCGAAGAACTACAGCGGCACGCAATACGATGCGCGCATCAAATCAACTCCGAGCATCAGCCAGCGCATCGAGGCCCGCTTCGGTGGTGTCGCTCAGATCGGTGGCGGCACCGTCACGTTGATCAATTCGGATGGGTATTTTGATTCGAAAATGGATTGGCAATGGGACGCTGGCTTGGTGACGATCAAGCTAGGGCTCGACATTGACGGATCCGTTGCGACCACTTCAGACCTTCAGCAGATTGCGGTGTGGGCAGTCGATCAACACTCCAAGACTCAAGATGGATTCACGCTCCGCCTTGTGGACTCGCGCACGCGGATCAAGGCCAAGATACCGGTGGACACGTTCACGCGCACCGCGTTTCCGAATATCGAGCCATCCGAAGAGGGAAAGACAATCCCGACAGTTTACGGGAAAGTGCTTGGAGTAAAACCCACCGCAGTCGATCCGGCGCTTAAACAATTCAAGGTCGCGTCTCACGCGGTAACGAGCTTTGACGGCGTCCGGATCAAGCAGGAGATTGACGAATTGTTCTCGGTCTATTTCGTAGATTTCCTTCCCTACACGTCTCCGCTGTATCGCAAGTATCTTCCTAGCGTTGAGATTCTCCAGGTAAAGAACAACGGAGCTTTGCTTGCTAAGATGGACTCTGTTGGGGACTGCTCAGCAAATACAAATTCGTATTACTACGCGGAGAGCTGGCTTTACATTAATGTCGGAACAAACGCCATCGGAATCCTCGCGGAATACCAGCGGAAGTCCTCTCGTTGGGTGGCCTCTTCGTTTTACTCATACGATCTTTCATCCGCGACATTCATCCTCGGGGTTGACTGGTCCATCGGCCAGGACGTGTCCGTTGATTTCACCGGCAAATCCGCATCGACAGGGCCGGAGATCATCCAAGACCTACTGACCATCGCAGGCGAGACCGCAATCAACACTTCGTCATTCACGACGGCCAAGTCCGCTTTCATCATCGGCACCGATTCTTACAACGTCTCGACGTGCAAGATGTGCCTAGGGCTCAATATCGACAAGCCGCGTGAACTCTCGCAGATCATTGGGGATATCAACGCCGTCGCGCACACTTACGTTTATTCCGACTCCTCCGGCAACTTCTCAATCGGAGCTTTTGAGCCGAAGCCAACGGCGCTGGTCTATTCGATTTCCGATCTGGATCTGATCGGCATCACAGATTCAATCGAGCCTGCGGACGTGGCGAACACATTCGTTTCGAATTGGGCGACATACGCGCAGGAAGCTTACTCCCAGACCTACACGCACACGCGAGCGGAAGGGATTATTCTCCACAACCAACCCGAGGACATCACGGTTGAAAAGGATGTGCCTTTTACCGATGAAGCGGACGCGATCCTTTACACGCAGCGGACGTCTTTAATGCGCTCTAGACCGCTTAGGAAGCTGACCGTTACTCTGCATTGGAAAGGCTGGCTGTTCGGGCTCGGAGATCAAGTGTCGCTCAATTTCAAGACTCGCGGCATCGCTGGAAAATTTGAGGTGATCGAGCGGACGGCGGACGTAGTCAACTCGCGCATCAAGCTTGTGCTTGGAGACCTTCGAGGATTCGGCGACTCGGTTGGGTTTTGGGTGGCTGATGCTCCGACTCTTCCGACCGCATTTGCCGCGCTCACGGGATACGGATCCGGATCGGCTGCAACTTGGAATTCAGCCTGGCATCCAGACATCAAAGCTTGGGCGCGTCGAAACGTAGGATACTGGACCGACGACAACGGGCTTGCGGATGCAACGGATCCGGATTCTTTCATGTCCTCCACTTGGTTCTAAAATATGAGCTGGACTACAATTACAAAACCCGCAACCGGGAACGCCACAAAGAAGAGTCTCGCCGATTCGATCATCGACAACCTCACGTATCTATACGGCCAGCTTGCGACATCGACCGGCGACAAAACCACGATCATCAACGGATCCTTCGAGGTCGATGGAGACGCGGACGGCGTGCCGGATGGGTGGACTGCCGCAAACCTGACGGGTGGCAACGTGACTTTGACCGGCAACGGACTCGCGGACACCGTCTGTCAGTCCGGAGCGCGGGCTATCAAATTCGTGCATCCAGGCGGCGCTCTCCAAGGCGGCGGGACGCTCACGTCAACGACCGG